AAGCACCAGACTCCCCTAATCCACCTCAACCTGTAACTCAGGAAGATGGTGATAATGGGTACTACTGGTTTGGTAAGAATATTATGCGTAATGGCGTAATGTATCTTATGGGAGAAGTAGAAGATGAATCTGTACAGCCTATTATTATGGCTATTATGGAATACAATCTAATGGCTAAGCAAGATCAACCAGATAAACTTGTATTGTTTATTAACAGTCCAGGTGGATTTGTTTCTTCAGCATACCATTTAATTGATACTATTAAACAATCCAATATTCCAATAATTACTATTGGTACTGGTGAAGTAGCCTCAGCAGGTGTCATGTTGTTGATGTCAGGAAATAAAGGTAATCGGTTTATTACCGAAAATTGTTCTGTTATGTCACATCAATTCTCTCGTGGAGTTGTGGGCAAAGAACATGAGATAGCTGCAGCCTCAAAGGACTTTCAGCTAGACTCGCTAAGAATGTTAAATCATTATCGCAAATGCACAGGTAAGTCTGTTACATATATCCGTAAACATTTGCTACAACAATCAGATTGTTTCTTTTCCCCAGATGAGGCAGTTACACATGGTATTGTAGATGAAGTAATTAAGAATCCGTAAACCAAGCCCTGACTAGAAATAGTTGGGGCTATTTTATTAAGGAACACATGATAAGTGAAAAAGACATTGAAGATTGGTTACATTATGAATTAAAAGAAGTGTCTAAAGAAATCAATGACAACTATTGGAAATTCTCTGCCTCGTTTGGTACAGATAAAGAATTACTCATGCAATACGAGAGTAGTGTAAATAGGCTAAAACGTATTTTAGAAAGACTTAATGGTAACAATCCCAACTGAAAACTATAAACTATTGCTTAAACTTCTAGATCGATTTAAACAGGAACGTGAAACAAATGATAAAATGAGTCAATTCGAAAATGGATATGCTTGTGCTAGTCATTATGCCTATGACGCACTTTATGAAGCATTAGAATCATTACCTAAATTAAATAAGGTTTGTGCATTATGTAAGAAGGATGTAACCGATGGCCTCTAATCAATTACTCTATGAATCTAACAAAATACTAAAGGATTTTATATTTATTAATTCTATTGCAAACTTTGAGTTTATTCCTACTGAAAATAATTTTTATTTTTATAGCGAACGAATTATGCATTTAGCAATAAATGAAATTGACAGGAAACGTAAAAAAGCTATTGAAGCCAGTGGTCGTAGATTTTGGTATAGAGATGGCTATAACCCACGCTTCCTTACAAAAAACCGTGTTAGAAACTTTTTAATAAGCGAAATACAAAATGCAACAACTATCCAAATTGGCATTGGAACTAATGGAAGAGTTTCAGGAGTTGAACAAAGTAAACAACTTTAACTCGGAACAGAAGTATGATGTCTTTTATGTAGCTATACGTACACTTAGAAGTAGTCATCTTTTCTTTGAAACTGACCCTTATAGTTGGGAAGATCTTAGACGTTTTCAGGATACTTTAGATATGCTAGAGTATGGACCAATTGTAAAACCACACTTCGAGGTTTTTACACAAATGTTAAACAGAGAAAATGCCACGACCTAAGAAAGTAACGACTACTAAAGTCACTTGTTCACCTGAGCTAGTGGAATTAGTAAGAAGACGAAGAGCACAGATGTTAGTTCATTCGTGTATCTATTATGAGCTAAATGACAGTATAATCTCTGATCATCAGTGGCAAGCATGGGCTGATGAGCTACAAAAACTACAAGAAAAACACCCAGATTGTTTAAGAATAGACTTTTACGACTGGGAATTTAGAGATTGGGATGGTGCTACTGGAGCACACCTGCCACACAGAAACCCTTGGGTTTTCCAGAAAGCAAACTATATTTTAAATCTTTCAAGAGAGAATAAATGATCACAATTCAAGAATTAGAAGTTAGATTTCCTGTAGTATTAGAGCTTCTCCGCATGACAAGAGATTGGCATGCAAGAGAGCAAAAGGCTTATGAGTTCCATCCGATTATCAAAGAGATTATGAAAAAGCATATACCTCAAGACCATCGGTTATTAGCATTAGAATATCCTCATCAGTCTATTAAAGATGCTAGCAACGTTGCGTTTACTCGTGATGAGCGTTCAGGTATTAACGATCGTCAGACTGTTACTACCTTTGGTCGCTATGTTCGTAGAATGTTCCCTCAATTGAAGGATCATGAAATTCGTGACTATGCTACTAAATGCCGTAATGATACTTATGAGATCTGGGATACAAAAGAAGGTATTATTACCAGTGTACAGCTAGGCCCACGTTCTTGTATGACATGGGATTCTAGTTATACTCCAGGTCATGAGTACTATGATCCTAGCTTGAAGCATCCTTACATGGTTTATGCTCCAGAGTTAGGTTGGAAAACTGCAGTTAGGCTTGATCCAGACACACGTACAATTAATGGTCGTGGCTTGGTATGGCACTCTGAGGATGACAAAGAAAAATACTTTGTTCGTACCTATAAGAGAGGTAATGACTACAGTTATGCTGATGAGGCATTAGAGTATTGGTTAAAGGAGTCTGGTTACAGGCATGTAGATGGCTGGCCTTATGAGACACCATTGAAGCTAATTAGTTATAGTCATGATTTCTTAGCTCCGTATATTGATGGTGAAGTACAACGAGTAAGTAAGTGTAGTACCCGTGTATATAAAGGCGTACATTATAATCTTTATATTGTTGAGGATGGTGACTATGAGTGTACTCAAACAGACGGTGAAACATGTGCTAGTGAAACTGAGCATTGTAGCTGCTGTGATGAGTACTACCACGCTGATGATATGAGAAGTACTTACGAAGATGGTGATATTTGTGAGAATTGCGCAGATAACCATTATGTTCGAGCATACACAGATAGTACTAGATATACAGAGTTAGTAAGCGAAAATGATGTTGTTGAATATCAAGGTAATTACTATCATAAAGATAATTTAGATTATCATGAACTAGTTGAGCTTCATAATGGCGGTGTTGCTGAAAAAGAAAGAACATACGAAACTATCTCTGGTGAGTATGTATTAGATGAAGAAATTGGCCCAAATGGAGATTGGGTTTTGATTGATAGCCTTGCTTATCCCAAGAGCGAGTTATTTTACTGTAATGGATCTCATGAGTGGTATTTAAAGGATGATGTTACCCCAGTAGAAGTAGATGGAAAAGAATATCATCCAGAGAATGTTCCCGAAACAGAAAGTGAATCAGAATGAAAACTCAATTAATTAAAGACTTGGAATTCGCATTGTCCCTGAAGAGACCACATGGTGGTACAGGTGTTACTATGCTCTGTAACTATATCGTAGAACGTGTTGGTGAGGGAGACCTATCAGTAGACTTCTGCGGCAATATTCATGTGGACATGCGTGATGACTCATCTAATGAGACATTATTTACTGCTCACGTAGATACTGTCCACCGTGAAGATGGTGATAATGTGTTTAAGTATGAAGGTCAATATCTGCTAGCTGACGGAGGTAAACCTCTCGGTGCTGACGATGGTGCTGGCGTTGCTTTACTACTTCACATGATTGACAATAGAGTTCCTGGCTACTATGTGTTCTTTCAAGGTGAAGAGAAAGGTGGCATCGGTTCTAGTTGGCTTGCATTAAATGATCCAGGACTAGTTGGACAATTCAAACGAGCTATTACATTCGATCGTAAAGGTACTCATAGTATTATTACTCATCAAATGTGTGGTCGTACTTGTTCAGATGATTTTGCTTATGCATTGTCAGACGCTTTGAATGATGCTTGTACAGACTTTATGTTTGTACCAGATGATACAGGCGTTTACACTGATACTGCTGAGTTTGCTGATATTATTCCTGAATGTACTAACATTAGTGCTGGTTATTACTCTGAGCATACACCAAATGAAAAGCTTGATCTCTATCACTTGCAAGACTTATCCGAGGCTGTATTGAAAATTAACTGGGATTCTCTCGAAGCTGTTCGTGATCCAAGTGTGCCTGATCCAGATGAGCTTAAGACTAATTACAGTAACTACACAGCTTTCCCTACTTATAACAAAGATGCATATGGCTATAGTAACTACGCTGACTACGAGTATGACTATGAGAAAGATCCAGTAGGTCCAATAACTTATACTGAGGAAGCTACAACATTAATTGACTGTTTAGCAGACGCTAAGTTTGGTTTGAAGACAGAATTATTAGAGATGGTAGCTACATTTATTCATCCTGAACATCCTGAAACTGCAATTAAGTTTCTTAATAGAAACGCATTGACAGAAGAGGTTATTCTTGATGCAGAAGACATGCTACGTGTAGGCTATGAAGAGCATCAAGTTATTGAATACTTGTTCGACATTTTGTATAAGGAGTAATTTGGATTGAATAGAATAGCACATAGACTAATGAGAGAGCAGGATAAACTCGTTAAGCGATTCTTGTTATTAAGTTTAATTCAAATATCAGGAGAAGCAACTCTTGATACACTAGATGAGTTAGCAACATTAAGGAAAGACATTTCTAGGATAATCGAGAATGAACGCCAAGAAAAACATTAAGCTAGATAATATCATTATTGCTTATAACCGTTTCAAACCAGAACGTGATGGGACAATTAAAGTTCAATTACTAGATAGAAACACACGACAGATACTTGCACAAATTTATGTCAAGAAAATTTTGTTGTCTAAAACATTTGAAGAACTTCAGGTGTTTATGAGGTTTAAATTCAAGAAAGATTTTAACTTTATTTTACCTAAAACATGGACATTCTTAGGAAACACAGTATGAAAGTAGTTTATACTCTCGAAGACTTATTTGGCTATCCAATTGGAGATGTTACAGAGGATCCCACTGATAGCACATTCAGTGCATATCATTATGACTCCGATAAGATGTATGGCCCATTTAAAACTAAAGAAGAAGCTGAAGTATTTTTAAATAGGATTGAATATGATCTCAGATGAAGAGCATGCAAAGGTAGTTGACTTAGTTTATGCACATGACTATTACCTGCATATATTTAATGCAGTAAGAAAGTATTATGCTGATCGAAATATGAAGACTAATACGCCATATTTCTGGAATGATTTCTGGATTGAATTACCAGATACTCCAGCAATTCGTAGAGCACCCTTCTTTCAAATTTGTGACCTAGCAGAAAGAATTTATGACACTGAGCGAGATATGTGAAAAGCATAAAGATGAAATTCCAGAGTTCTTAGAACGTTGGGATATGTCTAGTGCGCTATTCGATGATCTCTATGACTATTACTTTGATGAAATGCCATATGGTATTAAAAAAGCTAGAACTGGAGATCCTGAAGAATGGATCTGTGAAAGATTTAACGATGATGTTTATTGTGAAATGGACTTAAAACTACCATGAGTGATGTGGAAAGATTCTATGAAGCTGCTAGAGCTAAATTTCCTGGTGCTAGACCTTGGCATCAATTAGAACCTATGGAACAGATGCATATTGTGCAAGCAATTAACATTATCCTTGGAGCATTAACACGATGATTGAAAAATTTACTTATAATGTCTATTACAAGACAAATTATAAACCTCTGTATTTAGAGGTAGAAGTAGAGTACATGCCTGAAGAAAAGGGTGCTGCTGAATGGGGCACTGGATTAAAGTTAGACCCAGACTATGCAGAGTCTGTCTGTGTATTAAGTGCTACACTTAAAGGAGTTGATATTGTAGACATTCTTGTTGACAATATCATTGACGAGATTAAAGAGTATTACTTAGCAACACTTGAGGAAAGAAAGAATGACACAGCGTACTTTGACTAAGAAGCATTATCAGCGTTTAGAAAAGATTATTGCAGAACAAATTAGTTTTGCTGAGGAATTTGCTGCTACAATAAAAGGATCTGAATCTTTTTATTATGAAAAAGCAGATAAGGCTGATACTAGTAGTGATAGCAAGCATGCATTTATAATGCTAAACCATGCAAAGACTAATCGTAGATTTTTTAAGAAGAAAATTAAAACCTTAGTTGATTTGCAAACTATAATTAAGGCTAATATCAAATAGTATGAGACACGCCCTGACTGCCATCGTGTATGATAAGAAGGGCCGTGTACTCTCAGTTGGATATAACAATTATGTGAAGAGCCACCCTCTAATGGCACGTCATGCCGAAGAGGTTGGTGAACCATATAAAATTTATCTTCATGCTGAAGTACATGCTATTCTTAAATGCAAAGATCTTAGTAAAGCACACAGAATCTTTGTAGCTAGGTATGGTAGACAGGGTGACCCATTAAATGCTAAACCTTGTCCAATCTGCCTATCAGCTATAAAAGAAGCTGGAATTGAAATAATAGAACACACATGACAAATTTTGAATTATTAAGTTGTTTGAGAAGTGACTGTAGATTCTACATTACTAACACTGCTAGAACTGCTGCATATACTTTACCTGCATATGACCGTAAAGGTAATAACTTACAAGCTGATTTGAATATTACAACTGGGAATTTAAGTTGTAGTTCATGTGAGCGTAAATGGAAATTTATTGAATCCTATAATGGAACACACTATGAGGAAATAAAATGAGTGGTTGGTTAATTGCACTTACAGGCGCTATCTACACCTATGTAGCTGCTGAACAGTTTTACCTAGGTAACATGGGTATGACGATTGCATACACGGGTTATGCATTTGCTAATATTGGCCTATGGATGTTAGCATCATGAAATGGTTGTGTAGGACTAAAGATAATCCTGACAAAAAATTTAAGACTCGTAAAGAGGCTATTGAATGGGCTAAACTAAATGCCAATGGTATTTACATTATATGGAAATTAAAAAATGAACGAGAGAAAGCTACTAGCTAATGTTTTAAGGACACCTGACGGTACTGTACTTCAGTCATGTCATGTTCACGACTATGTAGAGCATATAGATGCCAATGGTCGATTGTATATGATTGATGGCGGTGTGCAGTATATTAGGCGTACTTGGTATGAGGACGATAATGGTGAAGACCTTTCAGTTTATACTGATGATCCTCACTCTAAGATTCGTGAATGGTTTCGTTGGGGTACTTATGGTAAAGAAGGTAAAGGGCCCCTTACATGGAAAAAGCTTAAGTTCTTATCTACAGACCATATTCAGCGGATTCTTGATGAAGGTTATGCTCGTGCACACCTGACTAAATTGTTTCAGGATGAGCTAGCATTCCGTAAAGGAAAACCATTAGCTATCTTGGTTAATGGGATTGGAGGTGAGTTCTACAAGGCTTCTCATGATAGCTCTAATTATCACTTAAGAGGCATTTGTGCTAGCCATGAAGGTAGGCCTGATCTAGTAAACCAATGGATCTTATCAAGCGCTATTGTTGAACAATTGTCTGATAATACTTATGAGACGCTTAATACAATATACAACGTTATATCATTAGAAGAGGCAGAAGTTGAATCGTTACAATTTAGACTTATCAACTAATAGATTTACTATTCAGATTGATACAAGCGGTAAATATGGTTGGTTTGAAGACAAGATCTATGGAGATGAAAACGGAGGTGGTCTTTGGTTTGATGAAGATATGAAACTAAAAGACTATGACGGTGTTTATTTCTTGCCTGATCATGTAAGAAACCAACTTATGAGAAACAATTTTATCACCCAGGAGTTTTATGAAAATTCATCCGCATCATGACTTAATTATTGCTTATCTTGAAGATAAAGTAATTCAATATAAAAGTTTTAATGAGTGGATTGATATTCCTACATTAACTGCTTTTGGAGGTGCTTTGCCTCCTTTTAACCATAATACGGAATATCGATTAAAGCCAGTAGTTAAGCCTAATGTCTTTTTTAGACTACGGGCAAAGATAGTAGGTAAAGATGTTGTTGTTAGGTCTCCAGAGCATTGGGAACCTGAAAATCTTTCTCTTGAGTTTGATGGCAATACAAATAAGCTGGTTGCAGCGACGGTAATAGTAATATGAAAGTCTTAATTGGTGAATACCGTTACGATGACCAAGATCGAGAGATTGATGTCACAATTGATAACTATGACGTTTGGAGTTTAGACCATACACTAGCGCATATTATTCACCCTGCATTGGTTAAGTTTAGACAGAAGCTAAGCGGAGCCCCTAAGGTAGATGACGAAGATGTGCCTGATGAACTTAAAAGCACTAGCGCACCTCCTACAGAACATCCTTGGGAGAGTGATGCAAACTACTTTAAGAGATGGGATTGGGTGCTTGATCAAATGATCTGGTCTTTTGCTCAAAAGCTAGATGATAATCATGATGCTCAATTTTACTCAGGTTCAACTGATTTCCAGTTCATTAAATCTAGAGACTATCCTTTTCATGTAGAAGCAGTAACAGGCATAGATGATAATTTCAAGATTGATATGAAAGGTCTAGAAAAACACGAGGCTCGAATCCAGAATGGATTTAGGCTATTTGGAAAATATTATCAAGGACTATGGGACTAATATGAGTAAAGGATCTACGTTAAGGCCATTTAGCGTGGCTCAAGAGCAGTACAATGAAAGATGGGATTTGATCTTTGGTCGTGATAAAGGTCAAAAAGAACGTGATAAAGAGTTTGATAAGATTCAAGATGCCTTAGATGAGAAGGCTGAAAATGCTAGGCAATTAGGTTTAAACTATGACTGAGGTATACGAGTTACATAAACAAGTTACAAACAGTATTGTATTTTTTAATGGTTCTCCCTCAGTTGAAGCTTTAAGGATCAGTGCTACAGGAGTGACGGTTAATCCTGACCTGACTGTAGATGAGAATGCTAAAGCAGTACTCGATGCTATAGATAAAAACATTAAGCTCCTAGTTAAGACTGCAGTAGACAAAGAGCGTAAGGCCTGTAGGGATGCTGTTGAAAAGGCTCGTGCATACAATATTGTCTGGTATCCTAAAGGTTACACTATATCAGCAAATAGTATAAATGAGTTCTACCAGCATCAACACACTAAATGCTTGGAGGCTATTGATGGACGCTAAGTTTATAAGTAGTTATGAGACATGGGTTGTTCATTGCCCCAAACATGGTGAACATCCACATGCCATTAGGAGTAATATCAAAGGTCATGAAGGACTATGGTGTCAAATTTGTTGGACTGAAAGCCTAGGTGAACCATTGCCTGGGGAATTTAAAAGGATAACTGTAGAATGATACACACAGATGAAGATGATGAGTTTGATCGTGTTAAAAGGGAGAACGCTATGCGTGAAGTTCAGAGGTTAGGTCAAGAGATAGAGGCTACAGGTCAACCCTATCACTTTGAATCTAGAGCAGAGTGGAAGAGTTTAACTGAAAAAGAAGTTGTAAATAACTTTGGTAGGTACTATGATGGTGACACTTGGTTCATTGCTAGGGATCTTGAGGCTTATATTAGGCAGAAGAATTCATGAGGGCAATAGACGACCAAGAGACAATTGAAGTACTAGACTTTATTAAGCTAGCTATTTTGAATGAACGTGAGAAATGTGCAGGTCTCCGTAAAGAGGTAGAGTTAGTCGGTAAACATTCCAAAGACTACGAGGATGGCTTCTGGGACGGTATAGCAAAGTATGAAGACTTAATCAGATCAAGGAAACAACCATGAAAGTTAAACAACTTATCGCAGAACTAAGCAAGCTAGATCCTGATCTTATGATTGTGAGAGCTGGCTATGAGGGTGGTGTAGTAGAGATTACTGGGGTGGGAGTCTGTAACATTGCATTAGATGTATTTGATGAGTGGTACTATGGTCCCCACGACCTTGTGACTGAGCCTAGTAGTCATCCTGAAGCAGAAGTTAAAACAGCAGTATTTGTAAGCTAAATTTTACCAGGGGACGCTAAAGAGAAAGAAGGTGCAAACTATGAGAAATTTAGCAATTTTGTTGCTGATTCTTTTTCCTTTGCAAATAAGCACTGTAACCGAATCAGCTGTATTTCACACTATTCCTAAGCCTATTTTAGCCTTTGGAAAGAAAGATATAGATTGTCTAGCTCATAACATTTACCATGAGGCTCGAGGAGAATCTATAAAAGGTCAGATAGCAGTAGCAGCAGTCACAATTAACAGACTACTGGCTCAGGGCTATCCCTCCTCTGTATGTAAGGTTGTGTATCAACCCTACCAATTCTCTTGGGTAAAGCTATTAAAGAACCATTCTCCAAGGAATAAAGCTCAATACGAGATAGCTAGGAGTATTGCTACTAACTACCTTCAAGGTAGACTTAAAGATCCTACAAATGGATCACTATTCTATCATGCTAACTACGTCTTACCCAAATGGTCTAAACGACTAACTTACACAGTTACAATCGGAAACCATTTATTTTATGTATAGTCCCTAGGTACTTAACCTAGACCTCCCCTCCAGGATACTCTTTAGCTGATCTCTTCGGAGGTTGGTTAGAGGGTATTCTGGAGGGGTAATTCTTTTTTTTTTGTCAAAAAGTACCAGCAGCTGGGCTACTGCACCAGGTGACGCTAAAGAGAGAATCCCATCCAAACCCTGTAATATTACCCTAAAAGTAGAAGAGGGGGTAGGGGGTGTAGAGGATTAATATTAAAGGAGTAACTTAATAGCGGTAGCATTAAGGTACATTAATTATTGTTGTTGTTTATTAAAAATAATATTATAAAATATTTTTAAAGGAGTACTTTAAAGAGTACTTTAAAATATTATTTTAAATATCATTCTGTAACACTTGTGTAGAGACACTACTGTTTGTCAGTAGAAGGTGTTTCCCGGTGTCTATGGATTTATACTAAAGGAATTTAAAATGGAATCAATCGTACAAGTAGCTATTGTTGTGTTAAGCACAGGTGCCTTCTGGACCTATCTACATAACAAAGATAAACAGCGCCAAGAGGCCCATGATAAGCTTACTGAATTACTTATGTCTGAAGTTAAGAAGCTTGAAGGCAAAGTTGATAAGCTTTTGAGAGACAAGGAAGAATTGCTCACTATGATCTCTGATCTAAAGATTCAACTTCATAGCAACAACATTGTTCCTGTTGTAAAGCCTCCTGCTAAAACCACAACCAGACGTGGAGCTAAAAATGCCGCTTAAGAAGGGCTACGGTGATAAAACCGTAAGTGCTAACATTAGGACTCTTGAGAAAGAGGGTAAACCTCATGCTCAAGCAGTGGCTATTGCTCTGGATTTAGCTAAGAAATATAAACCAAAGAATAAAAAATAATACATTATGACTACCTCAACAAACAAAGAGGTCAAAGATACCTCAACTGGGGTAGTTCAAGACCCAAATGTGTCAGAGAGAACCCGTGGTGGACTTAGACCTGGACAGGGTCGCCCAAAGGGAACTACCACAATCTATTCAAAAGAATCAGTTAAGAAGCTTCAAACACTAGGATTTGACCCTATTGAGAAACTTGTGGATCACTACTACAAGGTGCAGGATAAGATTAATGCTATGGAGAGTGGCCAAACAAGGTACTCTGCAGTGGCCTTAGCGAACCTCTTGAACATCCAGACAAGTGTGATGAATACGCTCATGCGATATGGTTACAGACAGGTGCCTGAGAAGAGTGAACAAGTAATTGAAGATAAAAAGCCGCTTAAGATTGTCTTCACAAATGAATAATTAAGTATACACTGAAATAAAATAGATAAAATTATTACAGTTACGTATACAATAAAAAGGAATACACATGAGAGTACAATCAGCAGCAGAATACAGCATTGAGTACTATACAAATGCTATCATGCAACTAAAAGAAGCCTCCAACAAGATCTTCCAAGAAGGCATTCAAGCACGATACGAATTAGCTGAGTTCAATAAGAAACTCGAAGAGCTTAGACAAAGTAACAAGAAAAAGGACATCATAACCAAGGATAAGGTTGATGTGATCGTTTAAATGTCAAATGAAATTAAATTACACAGAGGTCAGTCTGAAGTATTAAAGTATTTGTTCTCAGAGAAGGGTGGCACTAGATATGCTGCTACAGTAGCCTCACGAGGCTTTGGTAAGAGTTACCTTGCTAGTGTTGCTGCTACAATGGCTGTTCATGAGTTGCTAGAGATGCCTGAAGATGTTCCTAATAAGAACGTCTCGATTATCTGTCCAACATACCAACAGTCGTTAGATATTTATTGGCCTCTATTAGCCTACAACCTAGGCTTAGAGGATTATGCTGAGAAGTCATCTCAGACAGCTGGAACATTCTGGTTTCAGAACAATGTAAAGCTTAAGCTATGGTCTTATGAAGCATCTGAAAGGATGCGGGGATCAGGTCAGTACTTTGTTGTTGGAGACGAGGTCTCTGACTGGACTGGTCAGCCAGGACTTAAAGAATCTTGGGAATCTATTATTCAACCTGCTATGACTACACGTTGGGCAGGTAACCATAAGGCTCTTATTATCGGTACACCTAAGGGTATGAATTATTTCTACGATATGACTAACTTTGAGTCTATGGACAACCGTTGGAAGACCTTTAGATATACCTATAAGGACTCTCCATATTTATCTGTGGAAGAGATCGAGAGGACTAAGCGCCTGATTGACCCTATGAAGTTTGCTCGAGAGTATGAGTGTTCCTTTGAGGACTCTGGTGCTAAAGTATTTTACATGTTTGATCGTAAGACTCATGTTACTGCTGATCTACCATACTTTAACGTAGAGACAACAAACAAAGAAGATGTCCATGTGGCTATTGACTTTAACATTGGCATTATGGCTGCTGTAGTCTTTGCTGTTAGAGCTGGACAGATTCATATCTTAGAGGACATGCAGAATGTTCTCGATACAGAACAATTAGCTAAGAAGCTTAAGGGGCAATTCAAGGATAAAGGTCATAGGGTATTTGCTTATCCAGACCCTGCGGGAAGAGCTAGGAAGACTAGTGCTGTTGCTGGAGCTACCGATTTCTCTATCTTGGAGAGTCATGGGATTATATGTAGAGCACATAAGGCCGCTCCTCCTATTGTTGACTCAGTAGCTGCTGTTAATCGTAAGTTTAAGAATGCTCATGGTGATATCGATATGTATATTCATCCTAGAGCAGAGCACACTATCAGATCTCTTGAAAGAACCGTATGGGTTGAGAACAATCCTAATACAGCACAGATATCTAAAGCAGAGAATGTGGAACATTGGACAGATGCTCTTCGTTATGCTGTTGAATACTTATTCCCTGTTCGTTCAGGTACTAAGACAGTTACTAAAGGTTTTATGTTCTAAGTTAAAGGAAATATTATGGCTATTGAATATCGTGGTGAAACCTTTGAAGGTTATAACAAACCAAAGAAAACCCCAGGTAATTCAACTAACTCACATGCAGTGTTAGCCAAGGAAGGCAGCACTATTAAGCTTATTCGCTTTGGTGCTCAGGGTGTTACTGGTTCTCCTCCCAAGGATGGTGAGTCAGACTCTTATCAAGCACGTAGAGAAGCCTTCTATGCTAGACATAAGGCTGATATCCAGAAGGGCAGAATGAGTGCTGCTTACTGGGCATGGGTAGTTAAGTGGACAAACAAATTTAAATAACAATAAAGAACCCACCTTAGGGCTGTTGTCGCTACAGTAAAAGGCGTCACTAGAGTGGTATAGTTCAATAGGTAGAATCAGACGTTATCTCTGGAATGTGAGTTCGAGTCCCACTACCGCTCTTCTTATAACTGGCGTTAGCCAAAAGGATTCCAATGTTTATATTAAAGTATTTACCTGCATGGTTATTCTATATTACTATGTTTATTGGTATATTTGGATATTTATTCTCTGGTAAATTAAATAAATATAAACCAATATTCATTGCATTAATCTTTGCATCAACATTTATGATTGGTGTAATATCCAATAATAACTACTGGCTTCAGAAAATATCTGAGCTAGAGGTTGAGATTGCTCGCCTTGAGACTAAGAGTGAGAAGGTCAACACACAAATAGTAACCAAAATAGTAACTAAAGAGAAGATCGTTAAAGAGGCTGCTGATGTGCAGATCAAATATATTGATCGTGAGATTGTTAAATACAATGATCAATGTAAGATCCCCCCAGAGATCATCTCAATACACAATAAGGCGGCTACACAATGAAGAACCTTATACTATTGTTTACTGTATTACTGTCAGGATGCTCTACAGTAGTTCCTGTAGTGGCTAAGTTCCCAGAGGCACCTAAAGAGTTACTTACTCTGTGCCCTAAATTAAAGGTAGCAGACGAAAAACCTGAGCTATCAGAACTCACAAAGACCATTGTGACTAACTATTCCGAATATCACTTATGTGCTAACCGTGTTGAAGGTTGGAGTGAGTGGTATACACAACAAAAGAAACTGTTTGAGGCGCTTAAATGATATTAACACTAGATCAGCTTAGACAACTTATTCCACGTAATAAGCATGTCACATATTGGCATCATGCCTTAGAACAACTCCTACCCGACTATGGTATTGATACCGAGAAGCGTATTGCAGCATTCGTTGCTCAATGTGCTCATGAGTCAGGCGAGTTTACAATGATTAAAGAAAATCTCAACTATCGTTGGGAGACACTCCGAAGAATTTTCCCTAAGTATTTCCCTAATGATGAACTAGCAAGGCAGTTCGCAGGTAAGCCTGAAGCTATTGCTAACAAGGTCTACGCTAATCGTATGGGTAATGGAGATGAGGCTTCAGGAGATGGATATAGGTACTCTGGTAGAGGCCTAATACAGTTAACAGGTAAAGATAATTATTTTTGGTTTGCTGAGTCTATTGGTATTTCCGCAGAGGAAGCTAGTGAGTACATGAGTACCTTTGAGGGTGCTGCACAGAGTGCTTGCTGGTTCTGGGAAACTAATAACCTAAATAAATGGGCAGATCAAGGCGATATAGAGACATTAACAAGAAAAATTAACGGAGGTACCATTGGTATCGAGGACCGTAAAAAGCACTATGCACATGCACTCCATGTACTAGGTGTGTAAATGTCTACTATTCTTCTTACCTTAGTGTTAGCTGGTTATGACCCTAAAGCCCCCGTCTGTGAGAGATGGACATGGCAGGGACCCGTTTATAACCGTAAGGTCAGTTGTTTAAAGTGGAAGAACAATGACAAAACGGATAAAGGGAAAAGAAAATGATTGATCCAATCACAGCTCTTGCTGGTATACAATCAGCAATTAGCATGGTTAAGAAGGCTAGTAAGGTAGCCAATGATCTGGGCTCATTAGCCCCTATGATCGGTAAGATGTTTGATGCTAAGAGCGTAGCCACTAGAGCTATGATCGAAGCTAAACAATCTGGCAAAGGCTCTAATATGGGCACTGCACTGCAAATCGAAATGGCTCTTGAGCAAGCTCGAGCATTTGAAGAAGAGTTAAAGATGCTCTTTATGCAGACAGGTAAGATAGATGTATGGAATAAAATTAAGTCTCGCCAAGCTGAGATGGATCGTGATGATGCCATTGCTATGCGAAAGCTTAAGGATGCAGAGAAGAAAGCTAAAGAGGATGAAGAGTATTATACACAAATAGCTATTGCTGTTGGTGCTGTGTTCTTTGTACTGTTTCTCTTGTTTGTTGGCATTAACGAACTTAGCAATCTATGTCCTCCAGGTGGGTGTGGACGATGAACGAGTATCAGAAGACTGCAGACCTATGCTTTAAAATATTTTGCTACGGTGCTGTAGCTTTATATTTCCTAGGCTTCCTTAAATATTTACCAAATGATCTCTCAGACAGAATCGTTAATGGTCTAATCAATAAATACCTACCTTTCTAAGGAGCATTATGACAGAAGAAAAGAAACCTCTAAGCAGAAGCGAAAGAGAAGCTCTACTAAAAGATAAGGCTGGTTGGGTTATTACAGTGCTCGCTGCATTGCTAGCTATTAACACTCTTATGGGTGGATCTAATAGTTCTAAGGTATTGAACAACACAATCGATGCAAACAACACATGGGCGTTTTATCAGTCTAAAGACATTAAAGGTCGCCTAGCTGAGATCTCTCAGGAGAATGCTCTAGCCAAAGGTAACACTACTAAAGTAGAAGAATTACAAAAGAAAATCGACAGATATGAGTCTGAACCTGCTACAGGCGAAGGTAAGAAAGAACTTATGGCCAAGGCCCGTAAGCTAGAGGCTGAGAGAGCAGTAGCTAAACAGCGTTCTCCATTCTATACCTATGCAGGATCACTATTCCAGATTGCTATCGTATTATTAACCGCATCTATTCTTGCTGTTAATCGTAATCTATTCAGAGCCAGTATTGGCGTAGGTGCTGTAGCATCACTGCTAATGTCACAAGCCGTATGGTTGTGGCTACCACTAACAATTTAAGGAATTCTTATGTCAGAAGAAATTAAGGATGAAGCCCCTAAGAAGGAAGAAGAGAGTTGGATCCAGAAGAAGTGGCGTCCAATGATGGCAGTAATGTACATGTGTGTATGTGCCTCTGACTTTATCTTGTTTCCTATTATGTTCACAATTGTACAGTTCTGGGAAACTGCTGTTCAGAATGATGCCTTTAGGCAGTGGGCTCCATTGACCCTTCAGGGTGGTGGTCTGTTCCATATGGCTATGGGTGCTGTACTAGGTATTACTGCATGGTCAAGAGGCCAAGAGAAGATGGCTGGTGCTGCTTCAGGGCCACCTCCAAGTCAGCCTATGGCCACCCCTATGGCAGCTCCTCAAAATGCACCTATGCAACAAGCTTCGCCACCTCCACAACCGCAAGTAACTACAGGTTATGGCGGTAAGCTAGCTCCTCCACCCTCAGATCATCCTCCTATCTAAAGGATTAAAATGAAACAATTAGCGCTACTATTTGCTCTCTTGTTTGTTGCACCTACTGTTTATTCAGCAGAGCCAACAACAAAAAAGGTCTGTAAAGAGACTAAAGACCCTAAGACTGGTAAGTCTAAAGAAGTCTGTAAAGAAATTAAAGTTCATAAAAAGCTAGAGGGTACTGAAGTACCAAAGAAGTAAGGATTTAGCTAATGCAAAAAACCCGTAAAGTTCCACGTAAACAAGCTCAAGTATCACATATTGAGGATTACCAATCTAATGTTAAAGTTATTAAGGCCCCAAGGCCATTCCACGTTCAACCTAAGAATGACAAACAGGACAATCTCCTTACTGCAATTCGTCACTACCCTATCACTGTCACTATTGGCTGCGCTGGTACAGGTAAAACTTATTGCTCCTCATCTATGGTAGCATCTTTGTTCTTAACAGGCAAGTATGACAAAATAATTTTAAGTAGAGCTAACGTAGCTACGGGAAAATCTTTAGGACATTTTCCAGGGACCATCGCTGATAAGATGGCTCCTTGGTTAATGCCTATTACTAGTGTTTTAGAGAAGTCTTTCGGGTTAGGCTTCTATCAGTACCTAGTAAACAAAGGTTCAATCGAGATCCAACCACTAGAAACTATTCGTGGTCGATCTTATGAAAACTCACTTGTCATTGTGGACGAGTGTCAGAATTTAACATTTGAAGAGTTAAAGGCAATTACAACACGCCTTGGTGAAAACTCTAAAATGGTCCTCTGTGGCGATCCTGCCCAGAGCGATATTAACAGTGGTAAGGACATTCTAAAATTTGTCCAACTATGCAAGAAACATAACATTGACATTCCTATCATCGAGTTTGGTGTAGACGATATTGTTCGCTCAGACATCGTTGCGAAGATTGTTAGGATGCTTATGGAGGAGAAACTTTAAATGGCAAACCTAACAACGACCCCATCAAAGGCTAAAACAAAAAGCCTTGGGGATCCTAACGCAGCATATGAGTCTATGCGGCCTCTCTGGGAGAGGGCTAGAGCTGTTCTTAATGGACAGACTCATGCAAGAGCATATGATGACTCGATTGATACTATAACGTACAATAACTTACTATTACCCTTTTCTCCTACAATGAGTTCACAACAGTACAACTTTTATCGTGCTGAGGGTGAGCTTCCTGGACTAACAGCACAGTATGCTAAGGTTCTTGTAGGCGGCTTATTACGTAAACAAGCAGCTATTGAGCTTCCAGAGAATGTATTTCCTGAAGGAACTGAGGACTGGATTCGTACTTCTTTTGGTGCTGATGGTACTTCACTACATGGCTTTTTGGATGCGGCTATTTGGGAAGAGCTACAGTCATCTAGAGCTTGGTGTCTAGTAGACTACCCTACAGTAGCTAATCCAGACGCTCTCACTATGGAAGAGGCCAAGGCTTTGTCCCCATATGTAATGCTCATTCAAGCAGAGAACATTATTAACTGGCGTAGAGGTCAGGACCGTAATACTAACAAACAAGTATTAACAAGTTTACTTTTCCGTTACTACATGGAAGACTATTCTAAAAATGAATTCCACCCAGACTATGTAGACACTGTTACTCACTATTATTTAGATGAGTCAGGACTGCTTGTCGTAGATACTTACACACGAGACACTAATGAGTCTGTAAGCGTTATTAATGGTAACGTTACATCTAAGTATCAAGTAGACAATGCTAATGCAGCATGGGTAAAGACACGTACAGAAGTACCTTTGATGAACGGTGAGAGAATGAACTTCATTCCTGCCTATCCATTGAATGGTCAGATCGACCCTGTTGAACCAATCCTACAATCATTGATTGATCGTGAGATTGCTTTGTATAATAAGATTAGCCGACGTAATCACTTGCTCTATGGTGCAGCTACATACACTCCAGTAGTCATGTCAGATATGACTGATGAAGAGTTTGAAACTATTGTAGAGGCAGGTCTTGGCTCATGGATTAAACTCCGTGCTGGAGACGACATTAGAGCATTGGACACTCCAACAGGCGCTTTAGCGGATATGGAAAAAGCCATTGCAGCTACCATTGAAGAAATGGCTCGTATGGGCATCCGTATGCTTTCGCCAGAGGGTTCTTCAGGTGAGTCAGGCGTAAGTCTAGAAATCCGTAATGCTGCTCAGACTGCTCAATTAGGTATGCTTAATACCCGTATCTCAGAGACAATGAGACAGATCATTACAGTAATGCTTAAGTGGAAATACAATATTGATGTTCTTTCAACAGATATTAAGTTCACCTTGAGTGCTGACTTTAATCCTACTCCTGTAGGCGCAGACTGGATGAGATTAGTTACAGAGTGGTACCAGCAAGGTATTATTCCACGTTCTACATTTATTTCTATTGCTAAGTTCAATGATGTGCTCCCAGCTGAGTACAATGATGAGGACGGTGTAGCGGAGATTCAGAGTGACCCTTTAGTAGATAATATGGCTACTAAGATTGACTCTAGTATTTCTGAAACAGACAACATGCGCCCTAATACAAGGGGCAATGACGACGATAACGACAACACTGTATAATACGGGCATCCCTGATGCATATGTTATATGGTATCAAGGGAAAATATGCCAACTGCTATTAATACGCAAATATATGATAGGATTGTACAGCACTTAGCTGATACAAGGTTATACGAGGCGGAAACCTCTACTAATGTAAGTAGGGGCATCCGTAGACATCAAAAGAGACTTAAGTCTTTATTATCTAAAAATATTAAGGCTGATGTTAGGACCGAAGTAGTTAGATCTACTAAGGAACTTCATATGATTGTTAGTAACTCTGTTGCTGACTATGCAGATGCATCTACAAGCTTTCACGCTAACAATTTAGAAAGATCTGCTGGAAGCTTCTTTAAGGTTCAGAAACCTAAAGGAAGTGACGCTATTCCTAAATTAATTGGACCTAATATAACTGCCTCTAAAAGCTTGAAGGATCACTTCGATAGCATAGGTACAATTGAACTAGCTAGAATTGATGGTAAGATTAAGTCTGGACTAGCTGATGGTAAGTCACCAAAGGCAATTATCGATGATGTAATCAGAACCACATCTGTTACTGAAGTACAAGCAAAGGCTTTGGTACGTACTGCTATTACAAATACGCAATCAACAGCAATGAGTCTAGTTATGAGTCGTAATGAAGAGCTACTAGTTGGCTATCGATTTACTGCTGTGTTAGATAATCGTACATCTCCTATTTGTGCACACCATGATGGTGAGGTATACAAATTAAATGATATGCGATTTAGGCCTCCATTACATTGGAATTGCCGTAGTTCTATGATTCCTATTCTGAAGAATAAAACACAACTGCTAGCAGGTTTAGATAATAAAGATACTAGACTAAAACCAAATAAATTAAAAGAAACACCAGATAAGTTATTAGATGGTAGTTTACCTCCTGTAGAGACTTACAGTACTTGGTTAAAAAGACAACCCATGCAGGTTCAAGTTAGCCATTTGGGTTCTGAAGAAAAGGCTGGGCTATTACAAAAGGGTATTTTGGATGTTAAGTCATTCACTACATCTAAGGGTCAACAATTAAGTATTGCAGCACTAAGAAGATTAGATAATGCAAGGACATTCCTTTATCCAACAAGGCAAGCTATTGTTGATGCTAAGGAGGCTGAGTTACTATTTGTTCAGGCCTCTAGACCATATGATCTAACTAGAAGCCCAGAGCTTACTAATAAGCTAAAGGTAATGTATATTGCAGACGCTGAAAATGCAGCACAAAGTTTAAGCTTAACAGACTTTAGAGGTACAACACTTCAGGGTAAACGATCTGTTCGAATTCGAGCTAATAACGAGTTTGATGAAAGAAACACAAGCTTTGATCCCTTTACTGGAGAACAAAGTTCTACATTACTTTATGACCCTGACTTTAATGTTTTACAAGAACGACTTGACTTTATTAAGAACTCTAAATCATTAAACCAAGATCAAAAAGAGTGGATACAAAACTTTGTAGCATCTATGGAAGAGTCTGTAAGTATAAACCAACAAACTGCTATTGCTGAAAACTTACGTGTTGTCTTTGAACGATATAATAACGACAAGCAACCATGGGTTAACTTCATGAACGTTGTTCGTGGAGAAATGCAGTACTCTGTTGTTAATACTAGTCGTATTTTAGACCGTAGATCAAGAGCACGATCAATGCAGTTTGATAGTTATGGTGTTGCGGGTGAGCCAGCTAAAGTTCAGATCTTTGGAAAGTATTACTCTTTTAAAGACGTTCAAGATAGTGCATTAGATAACGATAGATATATTCGATCTTGGGAAACTAGATATGGTCGTAGTATTGCCCGTGGATTACTTTATACTGGTAGAACACCTTTATACACATGGTTTAAGGGTCCAATAGGTCGTGATAGAGTTTCATTTAAGAAACGAATTGAAAAGATTATTAGAGAAGATATTCCTGGTGGTGCTTTATGGCTAGATCGGAATAAAGTAGAGCCTACTGAAAGTATGATTCAAAAGTTTCTTAGAGGCACTCGTGAAGAATACAGGAAAATTGTAGACTTAGAATTTCTATTTCAAAGAAATAAGAAGAACTATATTGATGAATTAATTGAAGAAAAGGTTGGCGGTAAAGAAGCTATTAGCGTAATTACCAAAGCAATCGGACTTGTTGCAGATGGTAAGTCTACTGATTATGATTCGCTTGCAATTAATATTGGAAGAATGCTTAGGCAAGAATACAAGCTTACTGAGAAGCATGAATTTCCTTTCTTTAAGCCAACACTAAAAGACTATCATGCTGATGGTTCTCAAATACTTACTGCCTTGAGAGATAAAGGCTACATACGTGTGGTAAAACGAGGCAAGACTAGGCGTTCAGTAGTAGACCTTGAGACGGGTAGGGCTAGTGGACCTTGGAAAGATACTATTAGTCGTGAGGTGCAGATCTTAGATAACAATATGTTAAATCTTCAAAGAGCCAATCGTTCTAATCTTATTAGCCAACGTATAGGTATTGTTGAAGATAGAGATAGGCTGTATGTAAGGCCAGGTCAAAAGAATTATTTTGATGCTCGTGGCAATAATACAGGTATTCCTATTATTACACGTAGAGCTAATGCCAACTACGATAAGCTGTTAATTGACCGTGATTTTGCCGATATGCTTAATCATACTATGTCAGTTAAATACGAAGTAGATAACGAGTTTTCTGCTTTCATGGATGATGTTGTACGCTTTAGAGATCCCCGTGGGAATGTAAAAAAGTATGATGACTTAAATGATTTTAGAAAACTTATTCTTACTCGTGGAGATCAAGGTTATAGCTTTATGCAGACTGTTAAGTACCATCGAGATAATGGAAAACCATTTAGCGTTATTGCTAATATTGATGGCCGGGGTCGTGTGTATTATCAAGGGTATTTAACACCTACAGGCGGTGAAGTTGTACGTCCATTTATTAATACCTCTAAGGCTGAAAACTTAAGTGTAGAAGCCTTTCAAGAACTTATGATTCAGACTGGTGCTATGATTGGTCCAGCTACTGAGGCATTAACTCAAGCAGGTAGAATGGAAATCTTTTTAAGAAACGAAAAAGATATTCTAAGTCTTGGTAGGCTTATGATGGAAACAACTCAACGTGATCGTAGAATACGAGAGTATTTAGAGCATCCTCTTATTCGTTCAATGGATGCAGAGGAAATTGCAAAGATATCTAGGCTAGCAATTGAATATGCTAGAATTCATAAACATGTGAATGGCGATTTTACAAATGTAAATAAACTAACTAGTTATAAAACAAAACTAATGATTGAAAACGATGCTTCTTCCTCTGGAGCACAAATCATTGGCTTAAGTACAAAAGATAGAAGTATTGCTATTAACTCAAACGTATTACCTACCGATCAAAAGAATAGGTTGTACGACTTAGTAGCAATGGATACTATTTCTGATCCTGAATTCCAAAAAATAACAGCATTAAGAGATGCTAATATTCAATGGACAGACCTACAGAAAGCAGCTAAAGCACAAAACATGGTTAGCTTTTATGGTGCTGGCAAAGCAACACAAGCAGCCAATATTGAAGCCAAGTTTGCTTCTGTGTTAGAGGAAAAAGGTTATACAGTAGTTACCCGTGAAGAACTTCGTGGAGTAACCAATATTATAGATAAATCAATTAAAGATGCAGAATATCTCGGTGCAGATAATACTGTGTTTGGATTGAAACAACTTAAGCGTGAGCTTAACGAAGTTGTTGAAGGTGAATCTCCTGTGGGGAATGAACTCTTACAACATGCTCGTGACTCTCACCCAGATGTAGAGGCGTTTGTTGATAAGCTTATGAATGCTCGTGGCGGTCTAGTTGGCCCCCAGGACTTCAAAGCGGTATCAGAAATCATGTCTAGGAAACTAGCAGAGAGAGCGCCAGTCACTCAAAAATTCGTACAATTCTGGAAAGAAGCTGCAAAGGCTTACGTAGATGAAACTCAGAAGGTTGACATACCTTGGGTAACATTCGATGGTAAGACTTTATACCAGAGGTATAGACCTAAAGTTCAAACTAGCATTGAGTTCTATGACAAAGAGGCTAATAGAATGGTTAGGAATATTTACGAAGATAAAGCGGAAGACGCTACACTGTTAGGTAAGGCAAGTCTAATGAGAGCAGGTATTGGTATGGGTGTTAATGGCAACCATATGAATGATGCCTCTATTGTTAGACAGTTTCATTTGTGGGGTCGTAAGAACAATGTTGAGACAGCAACTATTCATGATGCTTTCTTTACTAATATCGGATTAGCAGCAAAATCCAAGGGAGCACTTAGAGAAATCTATGCTGATGCCCTTGATGGAAACACAATTGAAGAAACGCTTAAAGCACTTAAAAGAGAAGGTCTGTCTGACAAGACATATCGTGAGCTTAGGCAAAAGGCAATACAGGACGGCTTAATAGATCCTCCAAATAAAATTACGAGAAAAGATATACTAGCTCCGATACCTAAAGGTAAGGATTGGTATGGTATTGGACCGTAAGAGTTTATGTTTGTAACTAAACCCTAAAAAATTAAAATTAAATGGCTGTGCCAAAGGAAAACAAAGATGAAAGTAGATAAGTTCGGAAACAAAGAGTTCCTCGATGATGGTACCACACCTAACCCAGAGTTTCAAGCCGATCAGGTTGATACTGGTGGAGGCGGTACTAATAACAAAGATACGGAAGACATGATTAACCGTTTGGTTGAAGAACGTCTTTCTAAAATTAAAGTTAGTTTAGATAAAGCATATCAAGAACGTGACAATGCTGTTAAAGAGCGTGTTCGTTTAGAAGATGAAGCTAAACAACGTAAGATGAAAGCTTTGGAGGACGAAGGTAAGCATAAAGAAGTTGCTGAGATGAAGCTCGCAGAACTCACTGAGAAGCTTGCGTTGGCCGAAAGCAAAGTAACTGAACTCACTAGAGATGGTGCAGTTCGCAATGCATTAACTAACCTTGATTTCCGTAATGACCGATCTAGCCAAATGGCTTATCGTGATATTATCGATCAACTCATCCAAGATCCAGAGACTGGTGCATGGATTCATAAATCAGGTGTATCAATCAAAGATTTTGTAGGACAATATGTGAAGAATGAAGATAATTCCTTCCTATTTAAACCTAAATCTAATTCAGGGGGTGGTAGTAACAATATGAACGGTACTCCCAAACTCGATCCCAACAAGAAGATTACTGAAATGACCACCGAGGAAGTGTTAGCACTTGCCGCAGGTGGAAAGCTTGGTAGCTTCACCTTTTAAAATCACAGGAGATTTTTTAAATGATTAATCATACAATGTTCCAAAACGTAGCTATTGCTATTTCTGCATACGCTGACGAAATGTACACAAATGCCAAGAAGCTTAACAGCACTGGCATCGTTGGTACTGATGCCCGTATTGACCCAACAGGCGAGAGCTTTATTGGTCAAATGCGCTGGTACAAGCCCCTAGCAGCTAACATTAACGTTGCTAGCCTCTCTGTCGCCAATGCAGGTACTTACACTGATGTGTCTACCGAAATTGCTGACTACATTAAGACAGTTCGTACCTTTGGTTCTGAACAAGTCAATTTACAACAAGTTGTTTCACAACAAGACGGTCTTTCTAAGATTGCTCGTGACTTCTCTGAAGTTCGTAGCCAAGACGAGTCTGATGCTGTTATCGCCACACTTAAAGGTGTAGCTGCATACGAAGTTTCTCGTGGTGCTGGTATCGTTGGTTATGACACAGACGCTGATGGCGCTGGTGTTGGTAGCTTCGTAGATATTAACGCTGCCGGTACCTTTGGTGCTGCTGCTACTTCTGCATCTGATCAGCGTAAGTTGTTTGACGCTACAGCTATTGGTGCTGCTCGTGGTCAGCGTTTATTCCAAGCTCTAGGTATGGGCTTTAAGGATTATGAGCCAGACTTCATGTACATGATCACTTCACCTGAAGTGTTGGCTGAGTTGCGTGCTGCTAACTTGGTTGATGTCACAACTGTTACCGATGGTAACTTGACATTCCAAACCGTGTTCGGTGGTAAATTCCGTTTGATCTTGAGCCGTGTTGCTCAAGGTGACTTGTCTGCCTCTGCTAACGTGAATGACCGTTCTGTAAAGACCACATTCATCTGCAAGCCAGGTGCTATCAGCTTTACAAACATTGCTGTTCCTACACCTGTTGAAGTTGATCGTTCAGCTGCTTCTTACACTGGTGGTGGTTCTACCGCTATCTGGTATCGCTATGGCTTCGTTGTACACCCAATGGGTTACGACTGGGCTGGCGCTACTAATGCCTTCGCTAGCAACGCTGGTTATGCCACTGCTGGTTCATGGGCACGTAAGATGAGCGCATTGAACTTAGGTATCTTGCCTATTCTCCACGCTTAATCCATTAGGAGGAACTGATGGCACTAGTCCTAGGTACAAACACATATGTAACTATGGTCGAAGCTGAAGCATACTTTGATACCCGTATTGATGCGGGTGCATGGATAAATGCTCAGGATGATGACCAAGAGTCCGCATTAGTGACTGCAACTCTTTTACTTGATGAAAATCAATTTATTGGTGTTGCTGTCAGTTCCACACAGAGTCTTGCGTGGCCTCGTAAAGGGGCCTCAACTTTTGATCCTAGATTAGGGCAAAGTATTACTTATGGTGAATCTGAAATTCCAAAAAGAATGAAACAAGCTGTTTTAGAAATGGCTCATCATTTATTGTCTAATGAAAATTTGTTAGATAATAAATCTCAAAACTTTGAAGAAATTTCTATTGGTACGATTACATTGAAAGATAGTAATAATGACACAACTAGAACTCCAACAGTTCCTAGTCTTGTTAAAAAGTACTTGAAACCACTTTTAGTAAATCAAGGTTCTACTCAATGGTGGAGGGCAAACTAAATGTCCCTCAAATCAAAAGTACAAGGATCCGTAGATACTGCCTTTGAAAAATTAAAAGATCTATCTGTATCTGTTACTTTTGACAATAAAATCGTTAGTGGATTTAGCTTTAGTTCCGGCTCAATTGTTAAAACAGATGAGACTTACACAACCTTTGGTTTTTTAAGTACATCTAAAACTTTTGAGGCTGGCATACCTGTAACAACAACCTCGCTTACAATTAAAAATGATAAAACAATTAACTTCAGTCGTTACTCTCGGGTAACAATTGATTCCGTTCAATACGGTTGTAATATTATTTCGAAAGATGAGTTTATTGTTGTACTCTCTTTAGCGGGAGTTTAACATGTATAATAAACTAAGAAACGACATTTATGGAGTATTTGCTTCAGCGCCTTGGGTTGCCACTACATATAAGACATACCCTGATAATTACAGTGGAGATATTAACAGCTCTACCTCATTTATTAGAGTATCTATATTGCCTGGTAGTTCAACAGTTGATGCTCATGGTCTTAAGAAGAAATTCTCTGGACTGCTAATTCTTTCGATTTTTGTTAAAGCAGGAAATGGTGATACTGAACTATTCAATATTGCTGATTCAATAGATTCATTTTTCCAAGGAAAGACTTTGGCAAATGGAACCCAATTTGGCACAAGCACTTTAGTAAAGCTTGGCCTTGATCCCGCAGATAAATCTCTTTATCGTGGTGATTATTCAATAAATTTTAAAGCTT